CTAGGCCACGTGGAACCCGGATTCCGGCAATAGCAAAAGGAACTATTCGGTTGATTCAGTTTTCTGAAGTCCTTGGGTGGGTGATTGTACAAACTGCAATGGATAAGGACGGTGTTATCTGGTGGCTGGGATACTGCCATATGGATGCTAAGCCCGGTTACCGAGTCGGGCAGAAGCTACGCAAGGGTCAGACAGTCGGGCTGCTAGGTAACACTGGCAAAAGTTCTGGCCCTCACGTCCACGTCACGGCGTCAAGAACTCTCAAGGGTGTCTTCGGCGTAACGTCTGACAAGGTTGACGTATACAAGCTAATACTGGCTAATGTAAAGAAGCCAGTACGAAAGGTATGCGAATGTTGCAAAAGACCCTTGTAAAAATGTTTGACGGAGTGTTTTTCCTCAAGGACGAGCCGGAGTCTGCAACTGGTGCAAGCTGGAAGTTCCGTCGCAAGCTAATTTTCGGATCATACCGACTTGGCTTTGCGATGATAATCTTCGGTGCTGTGACGTTCCTGGTTGACCAGTGGGGCGTCGGAGTCACTTTGATAACAGGCGGCGTATCGCTTATCTCAATAATCACAACGGCGTACACTGTAAGTGCATCGTGGCAAGACGGAAGAAACAACAATCAAGATTGGACTAATGGAGATGTTTAGTAAAGAATTTATCAACAGTGCCGGAGAGCGTGCTGTAAAGACTTTTGCTCAGGCAGGACTTGCCTTTTTAGGTGGAGGCACCGTAGGGCTATTTGCAGTTGACTGGGTTGGCTTTTTTAGCATCGCATTAGGCTCGGCTTTGCTATCTGTCTTGACCTCAATTATTACGAAGAAGTCGCTCTAAGTTTTTTCCTAGCGTCGGCGCTCAGCCCTCCCCATATGCCGTGACGTTCGTTAGCTGCTAAGGCATAAGCCAAGCACTCCACTCTGACCAGACAGACTCCGCAAAGACGTTTGGCTTCAACTGTAATTGGGAGCGCTGGCCCTTGCTCAGGATACCAAATATCGGGGTCGAGCTTTTGACAGGATGTTGTCGTCGGCAGGTCAAGAATTGCAAGACGCAAGATGTTGTGTTCCTTGGCAGCCCTCACTTTTTTATCCAACCGTTAGGAGCAAGCTTCCTGCGCTCTTTGTAGGTAAGCCCTCCCCAAATTCCGTGAACCTCGTTGGCAATAATGGCATACTCAAGGCACTCGTTTCTAACAGGGCAAGTCTTGCAAAACATTTTTGCAACCCTGTAATCGTGGACTCCTGTCTCGTTATCAGAGAACCAAATCTCGGGGTCGGTTGTCTGGCAAGGTGGTATTGCAGGAGCGTTTGCGATTGCAAGTTTTAGCTTTTCGTAAGCCTGAAAGTTAGTCATAAGCAAAGAGTAACCATTGCCCAGAGCCAAAGCAAATCGCAAAGAGTGCTAGTATTGTGACTACAAGGCCGCATAGTCCAATGGTAGAGACAGCCCGGATATGGGTTGAAGTCTAGGTTCGATTCCTAGTACGGCCCCTAATCAAAATATTAACACCGCACTGTCTCTTGAGCAATCAGGAGGTGGTGCGGTTGTCTTTTTAACGGTCTTGCGGTGAAGTTGCTCCCCAAATTCCATAGCGTTGATGCGTCTCCATTGCGTAAGTGAAACACTCGTCAACCATCGGGCAAGCCTTGCAGATTGCCTTTGCGGTTTTGGTTGCAACTGCCCTAGCTTCTGGATCGCTTATGTCCTCCGGGAAGAAAACGTTTGGAAGCTTCTGGCAATCAGGGTCGTGCAAATTCACGAGCTTTAGAAATCTCATATAGGGACTTGAAAGGTGTCCGTGCTTTGACATAGAATCAGCCTAGCCAACAAAGGAGAAATATGGAACTGCACACACCAAAGCAATTCAATAACGCAAGTCTGGTCGGAATCTTTAATCCGGGGAGCGATGAGTGGCACGCAGCACGAGCCGAAGGATTAGGCGGAAGCGAGATTGGCGTAGCAATGGGACTTAGCCCTTGGCAAAGCGCATACTATTTATGGGCGGTCAAGACAGGACAAATAGAAGCACGTCCTGTTTGGAATTGGGCGATTAGATTCGGGCAAAAGTTTGAGCAACCAATAATGGAACTCTTGCAAGAGGAACATTCAGATTGGGAAATCTATTCCACTGGAACCTACTCAAACAACGAGCGACCTTTTATGCACGCCAATCCCGACGGACTAGCTAAGGTCAACGGCGAGTGGGTTATTGTCGAGGTAAAGACTTCACGCAACTACTGGCACGAAGTACCACCGACTTACATTCAGCAGGTAAGGTTCTATATGTCCGTAATGGGAATCAAGCGAGCTGTCATTGTCGGCGTGGTCAATATGGCTTGGGTAGAACATTGGGTCGAGTGGGACGACTTTGAGCAGGATGTTTTGATTGACCAAGCTGCAAGATTCTGGCAGCACGTTACCGAAGGAACTGCTCCAGACTGGGACGGCTCAGCATCTACTTACGAGGCAGTCAGAGAAATGCACCCAGACATAAACGACGAGGAGGTCGAGGTAGACGGCATCCACAATCTAGCCTTAGCGCAACAAGCTTTTGACGAAGCCGAGTCAGAGTTCTTTAAGCAAAAGTCACAAGTCCTAACGGTGATGGGCAAAGCCAAGCACGCTTACTTCGAACACGAGGGCAAAAAAATTCGTGTAGCCTCTAGGCAAGCTCGCAACGGCGGACGACCTTACCTAGTGGTAAACAAGAAGGGGAAGTAATGAACGTTTTTTTAGGCGACACGGTGACTATCGCTAGGGATGAGACTTATGTTACGGGCGCAGTGTCCGGCGTGGTACTGGACAAGAACAAACTGCTAGAACGGATTTACATTGAGGGACTAACTGCTCCTTTTTGGATGGCAGACAACTGGAAATTTATTGACAACGAAGAAGAAAATGAGGACGAAGAATAATGGCTAAATTTGATTTGAGTAAGTATGCAACTGTCGCCGAGCGCTTGGAGCTATTCGCTGCCGACTGGCCAGACGGACGGATTGTGACGCACAACCTGACCACACCGCAAGACCGAGCAGTGTCAACTTGGGTTGTCAAGACAGAAATCTTCTTGACTGCCGGCGACCAAGCTAACGCAATTCCCAAAGCTACTGGACACGCCTTCGAGATTGACGGAGGTTCCGGGCCACAAGGACAAGCGGCCCTCGAGGTATGCGAGACCTCATCGGTGGGCCGAGCGCTTATGCTGGCTGGCTATGCTGCATCCAAGACTGGCTCGCTTGCTTCCCGGGAAGAAATGGAGAAGGTGAGCAAGCCTCGTGACGTTCGTGACCTGCTAGGTGAGGCTGCTAATCTGGAAGACGTAGAAACTCTAAGGATGCTCTATGCACAAGCCAAGGCTGCGGACTATCCCAAGGCCGTTCTAGACGGGATAAAACTTCGTGCCGAATCTCTCAGTTCAATGGGCAAAGGTGGCGGAAATTGAACACGCTTACCTCGAGGCAGCTCGGAACGGACAGATCGACAAAGCAAGGTTCTGGAACCGAGAACTTATCCATCACTTGTTGGTGCTAAGTGCTGCCCTCAGAGATTCAAGCGACACTAACGGAACTGACAGCGGAGAACACAAAGGGCTTTGAAGCTCTTTACCAAGCCGAGGTCAGGTTAGCAGAGGCAGAACACCTGCTAGACACTACGGAGCAGAGGGCTTTTATTAAACATCAAGGCACGGTTGCGGACAGAAACGCACTGGCACGTCTTGAGGCTGCCGACGTTCGCTTACAACGGGACTTGAGGAAGGCAGAAGCGAATCGTATCCGGCTAAAAATCCGTAGTCTAGAAACGGCGATTATGGCTTCAGGTACTCAGGCGAAACTAATCCAGTCAGAGCTGCGAGCTTGAAGGCAGCAGACACAAGGAAGCTTCGTGAGCGTGACCTTTGGTGCTGGCACTGCGGCGACTCCGACCAGCTTGTTCCTCACCATATACAGAACAGGGGAATGGGTGGCTCAAAAGTGTTAGATAACTTGCAAAATGTGATACTAGTTTGCGCTGAGTACAACGGCAGGATGGAATCGGACGCTCTGATCGCAGGGTATGCCAGAGACTACGGACACAAGGCGTCCAAGTTCTCAGCGCTGGGGCATCCGATACTCGACACAACCCGAAGCACTTGGTACACCTTAGACAAGGCAGGCAACAAGACCGAGTGCGAGCCTCCTTCTTACCTGATTTAGAAACTTGTAAAAAACTTCTGGAATAAGCTTGACATCTAATGTCACTTGATGGCATACTCAATACAAGAACAACGAAAGGACACAAAATGAGCAAGCAACGAGCTTACGCACTAGCCGACAAACTAGGCGCAAGGATCGAAGACGACGGCTGGGCTTACCAGCTTGAAGCTCCTGCCGGGATGGTTCTTTCCGGCAGCCAGCAGCACACCTCTTGCTTCAGTTACGAGGACGGCATCAAAGACCCTTGGAGCGGACGGACAGTTTGGCAAGACATTCTTACAGAGCTGTCTTACGGAGTCGAGGTTGGATGCGTCGACACGTCCTGCGACCGATACAAGAACTGCCCGGCAACATAACGACAACAACAACGAGGAGACAAAGTGAATCTACAATTTAGCGACCTAGTTCAAAAGCTGGAGGCAGAGCGCAACGACATAAGCTATCGAAGCCACTTCACAAAGCCAGAGGTCAAGGTAGTAACAAAGACCCTAAAAGTGATACCAGAACGGTTTAAGAAAATCTACTTTCACGCAGGTCGTTACGCTGCCGGAGACAGAGACAAGCTTGCATCCGAGGCTTGGGCTGAGTACGAGAAGCAAGAGGACGTTCAATGACCTCGGGAATACACAAGGTCTATCGAGCGGAGTCTGCAAAGTTCGTTGCCCTCCCAAACTGGGTCGTGCGAAGTCCAGAGTATTCGGCAAACAGCTTTCGGCTCCTTGCTTATCTGCTTAGCCACGAAGACGGCTACGGTCTAAC